ATATTATGTCTGGCGTTTAAAATAAATCTTATGGGTGATTACCATCATTTAAAGTCCACCTTCTCGTGCTTATAAATCATACAAATCAGCTTGACCCAGGCAGAAATAGTAAGGGCACTACCAATATTTTCATCCCCCCATTTATAAAGGTCATTGAAGTACTTTATCTTATCGCAACTGGCACAATCAAATCTCTGGGTGGGATTAATACACTTACGGGGACCACGAGTACATTTCAAATCAATAGGGGTCTTACCCATAAACATTTACTCCTTTACTTTTATGTATTAATCCTCTTCATTTTATCTCCTACATTATCAAACAAACTGTCCAAATCACCTAATGCTGAATCTATTGTATCATATTTCTTATCTATCTCATAGAGGTCACTTTTATTGTTGATAGCATGTTTGATATCCTCTTGATATTTTTCGTTACGAAAATTAACTATGTCCTGTACCCATTGTAGTCGCCTATAAAATACTGGTTTACCTAGTAAACCTTTGTATCCCTTAATACCCATAAACATTTACTCCTTTTCATAATGATAACATATCTGCTCTACCTTAAATCCGCATTCTTTTGAAAGTTTACATGACCGGCACAAGCTGACATCCCACAATTGCCGGAATTTTACGCTATTGTTCTTAATCCAATCTATTACGAAAGATTCTCCTGGGTCATTTCTCCTGCGGATACCTTCGTCCCATTTATCTATTTCTATTTTCTTGACTTCTGATTTGTTGAAATCTGATTCCATATTTTAATTCTTTTTAATATCAACAAAACAATCTATCAAATCACAAACTAGAAGTAATGGTAAAGTAACGATAAATAAAAATTACAAATTCAATTACTATTGTTTTCAATTTCATTTTAATAATCCTCCCTCCAATCATGAATGCATTTAAGTACTGTGTCTTCCAGTTTTGCTTCATTCGTGAAAATTAGTATGTCTTGTGGTTTAAATTTATTATATCCCCAACAGCAAGAACATGGTGTACAATCAGGAGAGCACCCAACATGCTTACATTGTGAACACTTATGATTATAACCTCCTAATACTTTCATTTCCCCTCTTATAATTTATAGTTGTCCTTTGGATGCAAGAGACAACCGATCTGGTTTACATGCAGATCGCCGATAGCGATAATGTTTTTACTTCCCATCAGGTCCTCCTTGTAAAGTTAAGATCCTTATTAGCTCCTAGTAGAATAGTCATGTCCAAAACTATACTCAAGCCATTCTTTTCATCGTTATAGCCTCCAAATGTGGCCTTATCATTACATAAAAAAAGCTGTAGTAAGATGATTTACTACAGCTTTTAAAGAGAGATTCAGTTTAAGGAAAAAATCACCCATGGGGGTCTAGTCATGTAAGACTCAGCAGAAGTGCCAATAGAGGATGATTAAAAGTAGTAGCAAATATATTGCCAACTCAATATTTGCTACGTTTAAGAAGTGTGTCCAGCTTCTCATTATAGACGTCTAACTTGGAGTTGTACTCGTGGAGGTACCTCTCAATGGCCTCGTACTTATTTTGTAAATCCACGACATTCGACTTAAGCGTGGAGATTGTGCTACCGGCGGCGTATGAGATCGCCGCAATCGTGACTATCATGGCGAAGACGATCCCGATAAGCCACTTGTAACTAACGAATGACCTCGAGCACTCCTTTATGTGATTGCAGTCGGACTTCACCATTTGTCACTCCCCAAAGTGTTTTGAGATCAACTCCGCGATGGCCTCGACGTCTTCGTTCTGTGCCATCATGAACGGTCTTGCCGGCATGGACCGTGTGCCGAGGTCTAAAAAATCACCGTAGTCGGTCCCGGTCTCAAAGTTGACCGTGCTCCCATCCTCACCCCTAACCGTCCAGTAGAAGATGCTATTGTACAGGTTTCTAGTCTTCATCAGTAACGGCCACCAGTCGTCCAGACCACTCTTCTTCGCACGTCCTTGCCACTCGGTCGGCCGTCCGGATGCCTCAAAGTTCTCGTGGATGGACCTCAGCATCAACCGCCCGATCTGGTTGAGTGGAAGATGCCGTAACTTCCACTCATTATTGATGAAGAACTCATCAACCTTGCTGATGTCGATCTTAATGTCTAACATTCACACTCCCGACACTCTTGATCTCCTTGACGTAGATCGTCCGTCCATTCAATAATTCTAACTTGTAACCACCGACCGTCCCATAGTCGAAGTAGACTGCCTTGCAGGTGTCCTCACACTTTTTCCCAAGTCTCATGTAAGTGATCGTTACCGTGTCGGTGGTTAGGCACTCGTACTTGAGCGCCCAACCATAACAGCAAAGACATAGGATTAAAATTAAAGCCTTCATACCTTCTTAAGCGGGTCGGCGGCAGCCCTTGCCGTCAATTTCCCATGGATCACCTTGCCCACGATCCCGATGATCACTCCAATTCCAAGTATCACGGTATAAATCGCATTCCAAAAGCCCGTCACAACCGGTGCTACCTTGTCCGCCACATTTGCGACGTGGTGGATCGTTGCTGTATCCATAAACACTCCCTGTTAAAGTGAATTAATCTCCCTCAACTTCCACATCAGGTTCTTCTTCATCAACCGACACCTCATCCGGGTAGATGTAGTCGCAGGTACAACGGCAGTTGCAATTCTGCTCCGGGTCATCACCTTCGCCGGGATACTGCATGCTATCTCCACCGACCACAAACTCTTCATCAATCGGTATCCCGTCATAGTACTCATCCTGTGCGGCCGCGTGGTCCTCCCTGACCTTGTCATCCATCTCCGTCACCCAGGTCTTCAGCACTCCCGGCTCAGGCAAATCTGCCTGCATGATCGCCTCAACCTCACCGAAGTTGCTGGCGGCTATCGCCTCCGTCTGTACGATCAAATCCTCTTGGTTGTCAATACTATATCCCAATCTTTGTGCAAAATCATCGGCATCTGGGTCCTTTAGGATGGTTGCGAAACGGTCAAAAGTGGTGTCGACACTTTCCAAGATATTTTTCATCCGACCCTCATAATCCTCAGTACCATAAATAAAGGCATTCACATTGTCGCTATTTCCATCGAATTTGAAGGCTTTAAGGTTACCTATGTTTGTCACCATGTCGTCAATCCTAAATTGACCTGAGGTACTGACGACCTTTGTGAGGGCAGGCGCAATGTTACTTTCGAGTGCGTCCTTCGCCGTCTGGACGTCGAAATTTCTCCTGGTCGAGACCACGACGTCTCTTAAGTTCTCGAGGTGCGAGTTCACGACGTCCCTGATAGGTGCCTCGTTCCTCTTCACACCCTCAATAAAATCGTGCCAGCGTCTTTCTCTGTTTTTTTTTACGTCCGTCTCGGAGTAGGAGTATCCCTTACTTTGGGCCCGACTGACGGCCTCCTGGGTCTGTGTATTAGAGGCCTGGTCCTTGGTCTCAATGCCATGCTTTTGGACGGCCTCGGCGTCACCACCACCCAACTTTGGTTTGGGTGCAACCGGCTTACCGTCAGCACCGATCTTCGGTGCGGGTTCACCGGGGGCGGTCGGTGCCTGCAGTAACTGCGAGCCTATCTCAAATTCATCCTCCTCGAGTAGGTACTTTCTTACATAATATTCGGGCTTGAACTTGACACCCATCTTCGTGAGGTTCAGATCGATGATCGACTGCTGTTGGTCGGCGGGTTCGTCCTTGTAGAGCTTGAACTTTGGCATCTCAACATTGGCCGGGAAATTATAGTATGCGATCCACTCGATCAACTGGTTGAAACTAGCCTCTATCATACGCACATCCTCATCAATTATGTCCTGTCTTATACCGGCATGCGTCTTTGAGGCGGCGTAACTACCACCGGTCACCTCTGTCACGAGGTTGCAACCGAGTATCGCCATGTCGATCTCACGGTTGAAGAGGTCTATCATCCTGCTATAATTCTCGGTGCTCTGTGAGTTTGCCATCTTCTCGATGGCAGAGATCTTCGTGGTCTCGGTGTGACCGATTATACCGTCCTGGAAGGTCTTCTGGATGATGTCAACGGCCTCGGCAATACGTTCCTTGACCTGTCCGGTTGCATCGACCGTCACGTCGATGAAGGGTGTGCCATACTTTTCAGTAAATGACATTGCATACTGAATCAGCAGGTGACGAAATTTTACAGGCCAATAGACCGCCGCTGCTAGATTCTCACGTCCAGCATATGGGTCAGCATAACTCGGGTGGTATCTAGATGCTATGAATTTCCGCGGGGGTAAGGTCTCTCCAGCGACCTGGTTAATTTTAGTCTTGTAACGTAACATGTTGAGATCACTGTAGACGAACCACCGGGGATGTTTTCCCACAATTGATGTTGGTAATATCTTATTGTCGACCTCCTCCCAGATGACTTCCGAGAGGTAGTACCCGTAAAATGATCCCAACAGCATCTCACCCATTATATCATAAATTGGAAATGTGTGGAAGATCCTATCGACGAGGTTAAAAAATCTTTGCGGCGATTTGTTCTGCTCAACCATCCACTGTCGGCTCAGGCAACCCGCCCTCCTATTATTCAGGCAAGTCTTGACCCTCGCATCCACAAGTAGCTGGTCGAACTCCTCAATGTTCTTACCGAGTTGTGTTAGAATGTCACAGGGATTAGGAAGTGCGACCGTCGTCCTGTAATAGTCCCACACGGTTGACCTTGTGACAATTTCTCCCATGTAGGGCAGTCTATTCTCAACTTTAAATCTTGGGTCGTCAGTCGTGTCTTCCACACCCACGAACGGGTCGGACGGTGTCTCGACACCCTCCATTGCAGATTGTGCGTATGACGGTAGGTTCTTCGGTGGGTCCTTTGGTTCGGCAAAGTCCCTTGAGATTAGCTTATCGATCGTCTGTGCCAGGACCTCATTGGTCTTCACGAGGGTCCGTGTGCCTCTGGTTGACATGGGTACTCCTATTTATATAGTGAAAGTACTTCCTTTAACGGTTGTGCCGTATTTGAGTATCCTGCGATGGTGGGCACTATTATCTGCCTACCAACAATCTCCCTCAGTGTCTGGTCGCCCATCTTGGCCCATATTAGGGCCTGGGACACAGTGTCCACAATATCCTTCAGGTCCCCATTGGGAAACACCGTGTGCTGGTTCACAAAGTACTTATTCCAACTGCTATTTCGTACCAGAAATACCCGCCCGGCCTGTAGGTAACTGGTAATGCTGGCCGCCCTACTCTCCTTGTCACCGTGCGGCTCGAAGGCCACTATGTTCACGTTGCTAAGGTCGGTCTTAAGCGTCTGTATTAACGACTGTCCGGATGCCTTATCCTCTATGATGACGCTATCAGGATTATACTTTGTTATAAAGGCTTTAACACTTTCTACGAGCCTGGGATAGTTCACGTGGTCGTGCCAACAATCCCGGCAGTAATAGTCCCCGGTCCACGTCTTTGCCCAGACCGTCGCGGCCGACTCCGCGTTCTGCTCACCCTTGCCATAGGCGGTGTCCAACGATATAAATGTCTTCGCTATCTTGGCGGGTTCCGGCACCTCGTCCACGTACCTCCACCAGTCCGGGTTGAAGATCTGCACCTCGGACACGTCCACGAACTGTGCGAATATCTCCTGGCTCACATCCCGTGGTGCGACCTCATCCTCCAACTCCTCGATATCCTTCCTACTTAACAGGGGATTCTCGTAACTGCTATGTTGGAACGACTGTACCTTCGGGTCACCCTCCCTACCCCTCCTGAACAGTTCGTAATACTTGCTGTCCGTCCCAGGTTTGTCGATCAATCCCCTGGGCGTCCCGATCAGGAATACCCTCGAGCCCTCATAATCTAATGTCATGGGTAGTATGTACATCGTGAATATCTTCGGGTCGTCAAATAACTGTATCCCGGCCTCATTTACCACAACGTGGGTGTACCCACTACCCACAAGTAAATCCGGGCGGTCCGCCGACGCGAAGTGTATCGTGCTGGACAGTATCCTGATCTCCCTGATCCCCTTCTTGTGCCACACCTCCGGTCTCAGCCTTGTCAGTATCGGTAGGAAGCAGGTCGTTATGTAGCCGTCAATCTTGTGGTAGGCCACGTCACACCACAGTATCTCAAGATTCTCACCACGCAGGCACGTCTCGATCAACCAGTGCGCCGCCCCGCGGGTCTTGCCGCTCCTGCGTCCCCAGGCGCACACCACGTACTTGGCGGTACTATCCCAGAAGGCCTCCTGCTGTATGGCGGTCCTGGTGATCTCCAGGTCCTTACCGTCAGTGGTGGCGGCATTCTCAGGATGCTGTTCGGGCTCTATAATCCCAGTCCTTATAGCAGGATCACAAACAGGTGCGTCCACAACATCACGTCTGTGGTGCCTCTTTGCTCTCTTTCTCACTATCGTCAAGCTTCTCATCTTTTAACACCCTTGATACTATTGTGAGTTTCATGCCGCCATCCACCTTCACTTCCATGTTAGGCTCCCCGTAACCACGGTGCAAGGCCTTGTGCTGTAAGAAGAACTTTACACGCTCCCAGGCGTCCTTGTCCGTTGACTTCGTGGCCTTACAGATGTTGGCCTCGCAGTTATCTATGCAACCCTCTAGCACATTTTCGACGCACTCCTTGAAGTTGGGGTCATTATGTTTCCACTGGTTGAAGCACGACCTCGTGATGCCAATTGCATAGCAGGTGTTGCCGATGTGGAAGGTGCGCTTGTACGTTTTAAGCCACGCGACCTTCATCTTGACCAGGCGGACACCGCCGGCGAGTCTCGCAAATTCGTCCTGCTCACACTTGATCTTCAACCTTGGCATAAGTTGCTCCTATGTTAACGCACGCGAGAGATTTGTAATCAAAATCGTATCCGTTACAACGTCATGCGATAGATCGGCCCCGTAACAACAACTCTGATTTGCCCCCGTTTTTGGCCCTACAAAAAGTGGGACGCACGCTCAACGGGATCAAAAAGATTGCTAATGTTTCTATTTCCTTTATATAGTAGCCCAAACTATAAAACCTTTATAAGGAGTCAAACGTGCCCTTTCCCAATGAACATGCCGTTAGGTTGCAGTCCCCTAACAAGTTCAAGCGTTTCCGTAGGGTCAACGACAAGTTTGGCAAGGGCATCGACGTCATATACGGCATCACCAAGGACAACAAGGTTGAGGTCCAGGCCGTCCGCTTCGACAGGTCTAAGTTCACCATCGACCAGGTCAGGAAGCACATCAAGGAGAGGGACTGGCATCCCGTCTCAGTCACACCCGCCAAGGATCACGCCGACGCACCCGCAGGTGCCGCATCAGTCCAGGTCACGACGGCCCTGAGGAAGGACCACGGCGAGGCGATGACCCAGGATGAGGTCGCTGACATAGACATCTATGATGAGTTCTTCACCGAGGGAAATTACGTCCACTCCAATCTAATAGAGGGTGAGGTGGACCAAAAGCAGCTGGAGATGGGGATCAAAGTTGAGTATGAGCACACCACGAATGAGGACATAGCCACACGCATTGCCCTAGATCATCTTTCTGAAATACCCGACTACTATNCAAGACTAATTAAGATGGAGAAGGAAGCGAAGGGAGACTAAATGGACTTCAAGACCGCCAAGACTGAACGTGATAAATTGATAGCCGACTTCAAGGAGGTCGTCGTTGACGGTGCCGACGTGGTCATTGGCCACGACCCAAAGTTACAGAGGGACGGCTCATACGGGGACGACCCGATGGATGACGAGCTGGACGTTGAGGCCTTCTCCGCAGGCACGCACCGCGACTCCAAGGGTGAGGAGGCGACCTGGACCGAGGCCGACATAAGGGACATTGCGGACAAGTACAACGCCGCTGTCAAGACCGCACCAGCACCCGTTGTCCTGGGACACCCGACGAGTAATAGCCCGGCGTACGGGTGGGTGAAGTCCGCCAAGGCCGTCGGTGACAAGCTCATCCTCAAGTTGGGTGAACTTAATCGAAGCTTTATAGACGCCCTAAGGTCAGGAGCGTATAAGACGAGGAGCCTCTCACTGTACGAGGATAACACAATCAGGCACCTCGGTTTCCTTGGAGGCATGCAGCCTGCCGTAAAGGGACTGGCACCATTTGAATTCCACGACGGTCAGAAATATAAAACCTTTTCATACGAGGATGACACTATGAAAAACGAAGAATTGACAGTGAAGTTGGAGGACGCGACCAAGAAGTTGAACTGGTATGAACGGCTCTTCAATAAATTCAAGGTCGACGTCAAGGACTTTAAGGAGAAGGACGACGACGACGATGACGACGACGACGGTGATAAGGAGCACGCCGAGAAGGAGTGCTTCGGCACACACGACCCGGATGACAAGGAGTGCAAGGACTGCAAGCATGCCGACAGTTGTAAGGCCCACGCGAAGGCAAAGAGTATGTCGTGCTTCGGCAAGCACTCCGAGAAGGACAAGGAGTGTAAGGAGTGTGAGCACGCGGCAAAGTGCATGGCCGAGAAAAAGACGAAGGACCACGCCGAACCACTACCCACATCGGCAACAGACGTATCAGTGGCCGCCAAGGAGGACGGTGCCAAGGAGTCCTCAGAGGCGAAGGGCACAGAAGAAATTACTAAGAAGGCCGCGGCCGTGCAAGATGACGGTGAGCAGGTCATGGGTGAGCAGAAGATCACCAAGAAGGAGATCACGAAGGCACGTACCGAGGCAGGTGAGGAACAGACTGACGTAGCCGCATTGAAGGCCCAGGTTGATGACCTCATGAGGGAGAATGCAGGCCTCAAGGCCCTGTTGGAGAAGAATAAGATCGACCTGGCGCAGGTGTCACACCGCACGTTCTGTGAGGGGCTCGTCAAGAAAGGCACCCTGAGACCCGCTGACCTCGACGCCGAGATTGAGAATCTAAATAACCTCGAGTTCATAGACGCCAACCACAATTTCGCTGAGGGCGGTTCCGCCGTCATAAGGCGCAAGGAACACCTACAGACGCAACCAAAGATCGTGGAGTTTGGTGAGACCCTACCGGCCAAGGACGCACCCGTGGCACTACCGGCAGGCGCAGGTGTCGAGGAGTTCATAGATAAAAAGATCCGTGACAAAATGAAATTGTCACCTAACATATCTTACGCTGAGGCCCTACAACACGCACTGGCGGAGTGTGAGGCCGAACAGCCGCAGGCGTATGCGGAGTACGTCAAGAAGTTCACGCAGAAGTCCTATTAACCTTATAAGTGCCACAATGTTAAGTGGCATTGACACATAGAACGCAAACTTTTAAAAAGGAGTATACTATGGCATTTGAACAGGTATTAGGCACGATCACACTACCCGCCGCAGGAGATCTTAGCGGGGCGCAGTTCAAGTTCCTCGTGCAGGACGGGACGACCGGTTTGATGAGGTTACCAACGAGTGAGGCTGAATACACACTTGGTGTGTGCCAGAACATCCCATCGGCCACGGTCGGCAATGACAGCATCTACCAGTACCAACCGGTGATCGCCTACGCAGGTGTCTGCAGAATTAGGGTCGATGACGCCTACGCGGTCGGCACATTCCTGATGCCCGAGTTCGATGGCGGTTCCGCCGCGAATACGGGCCGTGGCACAACTGCGGCAAGCACACCGAAGTTCGCAAGGGCGATAACGCTCCAGGCATCGACGCTTACTGACGATGTAATCGCATGCTTGCTACTCGGACCGAACCCAGGATCAGGGGACTCCGGAGTATCCGGCTTCTCAGGCTACAGTGGCGACAACTCAGGCACGTCCGGCTATAGCGGCCCGACAGGCGACAGTGGCTACAGTGGCTACAGCGGCGGTGGGATTAGTTAATCGTCCGGGGATTGAATTTTTAGGGATTAAAATATGGGCAGATAACCGCAGGCATGCGGGGGTTTGCAAGAACTTTAAGCGAGCAGGTTGGTGCCAACCCATCAGTCTGCTCGCTTTTTATTTGCCCTTAAAGGGTCGAAAACAACAACAAGGAGTTAAATATGGCATTACCCTCAGTTGTACAGATTCAGGTGCCAATAGCATTGACAAACCTGACCCTGCAGTACAAGCCTCACTACCTTATCGGTGAGCAGGTGTTCCCGATCGTACCCGTACCGGCACCGGCGACAAAGGTCCTGAAGTACTCGAAGGCGAATATGTTCAGGCTCGAACCGGGAGAGTTGGTACGTGCGGAGGGTTCACTGACAAAACGTGGCAACTATAACGTTGACACACAGACGGTCATGCCGAAGCAGATCTCATACGAGATGCCTGTGACGGATGAGTTACTCGATATCAGCACGATGCCGGGCCAGATGCCCCTACAGCCGTTGATCGACGCCGTCCAACACATAGTCACGAAGATAGACAACTACAAGGAGAAGTTGATAGCGGACACGATCTTCGGTGCGACCTGGGCTGACGGTTCAGCAGGCGGTGTGGTTCCCTCAGGCGGAGCGGGTGCCTGGGCGTTGACGACCACGGCCAACACGATGTTGAAGGACATCTACAACGCGAAGCAGACGATACTTGCACTCTCGGGTGTCCTGCCAAACGTGTTGGAGATCGACCACGCGACGTACATCGCGACACAGAACAACCCCGTCATAATGGACAAGATAAAATACACACAACGTGGTGTCACAACCGCCGAACTGCTCGCCGAGCTCTTCCAGCTTGACGAGGTCGTGATCGGTAGGGCGATATTCACGTCACAGCAGGAGACGAAGGCACCGAGTCCCGCGGCATTCGTGGGTACGTCGATCTGGAACCAGGACGGTTTCGGGAAGGCCTTCCTGTACCACCGCGCGGCACCTGGTCTCAGGGTCGTGAGTGCAGGATTCCAGTTCAGGCTCCCGTACATGGGCTCCATGAGGTTCATGCGTGGGTATAGGGATGAGCAGGTCAGGTCAACGGTCTACCAGATCACGGAGAACGTGGAGATAGCGCCGGTTGCCACTGACGTCGGTTTTGTCTGGAAGCAGACATTAGTCAATCCGAGGGCTTAATCGTAGGGGAAAGGGGGCGGTCAATCCGCCCCCAATTTAATTAACTATGGCATATTGCACCTTAACTGACCTACAGAACGTCATTCAGGTCCCGGTACTTATCCAGATCTCAAATGACGACCCGGATGCGGGCACTGTCAACACCGTCATAATAACGGACGCCATCAGGCGTGCGGATAATTTCATAGACTCTTTCTTAAAGGGTCGTTACACATTACCACTGACGACGGTCCCAGAGTCCATACGGGATCTCAGTATTAGGGTCACGATCTATTACTTATATAGGAGGGCGGTCACATCCGAGGCGCCGAAGAATTTGGCGGACGACTACAAGGACTGCAAGGCGATGCTCACACGCATCCAGCTGGGCGAGTTCAACCCATTTGAGGTCGTGCAGGAGCCGACATTCATAACAAGTAACACCGTGAGGGACGGTAACACATCACCCCTGCTGGCGGCCACATCGACGACCGTCAACTGGGATAAGTATTTCATATAGAGGGGCGTCAATGCTAATAGAACTCTCGGATAAGATACTCGATGCCCTTAAGACGAACGGCCTGGAGGTCAGGGATTTTAGTTACAAGGACCTGATTGACAAGAAGCTCAACCTGATAAAGCCGGCCGTGAACGTTGACATCTCGAGGGCGTCCGCTGCGAAGGTGGCGATCAACACGTACAAGTATCGCCTGGAGGTGTCACTAATCATAGTCTTCCAGTACCTGCCCGACTCGACGAAGGGTGCCAGGAGACGGAAGCAGGGGATATACGAACTGGTCGAGGCCATAGCAAAGTACCTGACGTTACAGAAGTTTGGCCTGGAACTTGAGAACCCATTAATACCCGAGAGCTTTAGGAACATAACGACATACGAGTTGGCGCTCTCAGGGTACTCACTATATAACATGGTGTTCTGGTGCTCGTACCTGGTGAGGAAGCAGGATGAGTTTGAGAATGCACCGGAACTGAGGGGCATCATAGCAAAGTACTTCATCGAGCCCGATGAGACGACATTAAGAGCTGAAGATGATATAGTACTCTCATAAAAAGGAGATAACATGTCGAGCCCAAATGTAACTTTCACGACAATCCCAGACGGTATCCGCAAGCCCGGTGCGTACTTTGAGGAGAACACCTCCAACGCGATACAGGGGCTATTACCTAAGAACGACAAGGTCGTCATAATCGCCCAGAGGATCACGGGCAGCGGTATAGTTGCCCAGAAGGTCCCGACCAAGATCTTCTCAGACGCAGACGCAGCCCTAGACTTTGGCGCAGGATCAGTTGCACACCTTGCCGCAAGGGCGGCACTGCAGGCCAACCAGAATTTGGACCTGACCCTGGTCACGATAGACGATGCTGCAGGCGGTCAGGCCACAGCAATTTACACGGTCGACTTCTCAGGGTCGTCCGCCACCCAGTCAGGCCTAATCAGCCTGTGGGTTGGTGACGTCCTAGCCACCGCGGCCTACGCCGTCGGTGACACGCCCCCGATGATCATACTGAAACTCAACGCGTCACTGCTCCTGAATTCTAACCTTTTACCCATCAC